GCATAAGACAACCTCCTACTTTCCGATTATACTCTACGTTTCCGACGTTTTATACCTCAATATCGTTGCACACATTATTTTATCTAGCTAACTAGGGTGAAAAACAACTACTGATAATCAAGTAGTTAGAAATAGTTTACTCTAAACATTGACGTGTATTAATATATGTCGTATGTTTGCAGTCTAATCAATACAAACTATATGACGAAATAAAAACCACAGAAGTACACGCCCAAAGGTCACCGAGAAAGTCGGTTCGTTTCATCAGACCTAGAATTAAAACGGATGAACCCACGCAGGAGCTTGAAAATATCAAGCGTTGTTAGTCTCACAGTAGACAGTTGGCGGCTCAACGCAAAGAAAGAAATAACCATAGCATAGGGTATTCATATTGTAAACGCCTTGACCGATGAGGAAAAATAAAGGTGTTGCAACTTGGAGCGGTTCGACTCCGCAGCTATGGTCTACTAATAACAATAATCACAATTTAATATACACTTAATAAATAACATTATGAAAAATTTAAAAATTGCTTTAGACGTTTTGCAAATCGCATCAATGGTAATAGTACCAACACTCATTATAGTATTAGTATTCACTACAAAATTATAGCATTATGAAAATTACAACTAAAAGGTTCTGCAAGGGAGAATATCGCGTATATAGAGACGGTAAATTTTGCGGAACAATAAGTAACTTTGCCACAGAATCAAATGAGTGGACAGGATTTGATGAGTATAATAATTGGATCGGAACAACAGATACAAAATGGTATTGTTTAGAGTCTTGTTTCCAAGATAATTACAATGAAGGTATTAATGAATACGTTCACAGTTTTAATTTAGATATTTAATAATAACATTATGAATAACAAAAGAAGATTAGCTATATTAGGAGAATTAAAAACAAATTTGTCTCCAAACAAAAGAAGCCAACTGTTAAGAGAATATAACATCATTATGAAGGCGGCACAAATAAGAAATAATCTAAGAAATAAATAAATAACTAGAAAAATGGAAAAATTACTGTCAGAATTATCAAAATTATCAGTTGAAGAATTAAGAATAGCAATTGATAAGATGCATCCAATTGATGCAGATGAAATTTATAATATTCTATTCACTACAAAAGTAATAAACGATAAATTAGATACTATTAAGGGTTTGCCTGTAGTAATGACTGTAGGAACGGAAGAATATTAAATTCTAACAAGATATTAACGGTATTAAGGGCGGTTCGAATCCGCCCATATCTACTAACTAATTTTAATATAAATTTAAATAATACTATTATGAACAAATTTCAAAAGTACTCAAAAAATTTACAGACAGACGGCAACTTTGTATATTCTTATTACACTAAGGTTGCTAAAATAGAAGGTAACAAATTAATTCAACTAGGTTATTGGTCTGTAACCACACAAAAGCACATTAATTATGCGGCTAACGAACTAGGACTAGAACTTATAAAATAAGGAGGTTAAAATGTACATATTTAAAACAATTGAAGCGGCTGAAACTGAAATAATAAAAAACTTCGACGGCTGCACAGAAAAAATATCTGATATTAGGCAGCTAATGGATGACCTAAAAGCTAACAGCATAGGTAAATATAACGGTAACATATATGTAATTGATACATATAATTTACTAGATGATGAACACGTATTTATATAAAGACAATTTAATAAAAGAGATATGAAAAAATTAACAATTAAACAATTAAAACAGATTGAAAAAGAGTTAACAAATCTATTTAACTCTGCGACAAATAACGAAATATCGCGCGGTTTGAATTGGTATTCTGACGCGAATATTATATGCAATGATCTAGCCACAAAATACAATGTAGATGTATACAAGGTTGCTAGTGTTATATCTGCTTTATCTCCACGTAATAAATGGGAGCGCAATATAAAAGATGCTGAAACCGTTATAAAAGCTCATAATATTGGCTTACCTGCTGAGGCTGTAAGAGTATCAACGTTTCATAGTAATAAATTCAAAGCTTTTAATATACTTAAAGGGAATACAACTATAACAGATAGCAGCTTAAAAACATTTAACTTTGTAAATAATATTGCATATCTAGACTCCAATTCATTAACAATTGATATTTGGCATTTACGCGGCTGCTTTAACAAAAAAATTAAAATTGACAGCGCCACTATTGGACGTATTGCATACAGTCAGATAAAGGAATTAACTTTAAATCTAGCAAATAAGTTAGGTATAAAAGGTTATGAGTTACAAGCTATTATATGGGTAGCAACACAAAGACAATATAAATAATTTATAACTAAAAAAATAAAAAAATGATAACATTAAATATTGGATTAAATGATAAGGACAGTCAAAAGCAAATAGATATTAATTTTGCTAGAGAGCTATCCCAATGCACGTACTCACGACTAGAAAAAAGTGATACCGAATTAACATTAATTTGTGCTGTTAAAAATGATATTGTTACTATTGACTATATCAATAATTTACTAGATAAGCTAAATCAGGATTGTATAGCTGTCAAATTTGATGACGGCAACGGAATTTTAGCATATCATAAGAACCCCACTAAATATTGGGGAGAATTTAACGACGAATATTTTATACCAATAACAAAAACAGGTGGGATGCCTAATAACTTTTACAGATAATTAATAATAAATAACTAAAAATATAAAACAATGAACGAATATATTAAACAATCCTTCATAGAGGACGGATTTACAGAAAATGAAATAAATGATTGGTTGCTAGATGATAAATATAATACAGACGGCAACTTAAATTATGAGTACGTTAATAATTGGGATTAATAACTAAAAATAATATTATGAATAGAATAATAGAGTATCTAAAAGAAAATAATGGAGCTAGTTTATGGCAGATATACAGCGCAATAAGCTCACATCCATTAATCGATTTATCTAAAATTACAAATTGGATCGAGGAGGCAATAAAAAAGGGAGCTGTTCACGTTCAATATGATGATCTTAATCTAGCAAATTATTACTTAACAAATAAATAAAAACAATGAGAAAATTTTTTAACAATGCTACTGAAATACTTTTCAATATAACAGAAGTATTTTTTGCAATTCTAATACCACTTAGTATTATCCTGTTAACAATTCACGTCTTACTAGATGTGTTAACATAAACTTTAAGTCTAAGACGTTTTAATACGTCAATGGATGCAATGTATAACTTTATCGTTAAATACTCTTAGAACGTCTTAAAATGCGTTTTAAGGGTATTCTACGGTATTACTTCGGGTAACTTAAATAACAAATAAATAAAAAGATTGATTAGTGATACTGAAGCGATATAGATATATTTTTACTCCTATATATACACGCACGTATATGTGCGCGTGTTCCTAGACCGTTTTATTAACATAAAACGTATATAACTACTAGTAAGAAACGTTTAAGAAAGAAACGTAGTAAGCTACTATACTTAAAGAAAGAAAAATTTTATAAACTAAATAAAAAAAATGTATAAATTTAAACTAACAAGATTTGAAATGATACTTATTTGGCTGACCTCAGTTGGATTTGTATTTTATCTACTAATTAGCTAAAACTAATATGAGGCATTTTAAGACGTTCTAAGAGACTTTAATGTCTTTTGGATGTCTTATATGTTTTTAATAATTGGATTCATTACGTCGCATCTTAGATAGCTTAAAACTAATTTAAAGTGGCTTTCTAAGGTGTAATGTAATTTACAACTAATTAGTATCAATTAAATAATATTGAGATTAAATAAAACGATTTAAAAACTAAAAACAATTTTAACAAAGATTTAACGATTTACGGTATGATTATTGCATACCACAATTTATAACTAATAATTTAAAAAATATGAAAAGAAGTAAAAAGATCACAGCAAATGTGAGCGATTACATTGCTGACGCAGAGAATTTATTGAAATTAGCAGAGGAGAACACAATTGGAGTTATCAATACTAAAAAATGGTTAGCCAATATCCACCTAGAAGAGATGAGTGTATCCGATTTCGGACAGTTTCTATACAAAAACAGAGAGATGATTCAGAAGACAAATTGGATTCCAATAATCTACAAGGGTGACGAAGTACTTACCTGCGGATTGGCATACACAACTGATAACCTAAGAGCTGTTAACGATACAGCAACTATACTAGGACAAGAATATTTTTGGTCAGTATCTCCAAATTCATTAGCTCCTCAGAAATGCTATAAAGCTACTGCTGACGGTACTTTGCAGGAGTTGAAAGAAAAAAAAGAGTGGATAAATAAGTTTGCTGAAACAAAAATGTTTTAACAAAATGTAATTTGTAGCAAAATTTATATATCTTTGCAGAAATTAATTTAATATAAACTTAAAATTTACAGTAATGATTGGAACAAAAAGTAACATAGAGATTCAAAGCAGATTAGAGCTTTATGAAGATTTGAAACTAGAAATAGAAGATAGGATCAAAAATAATATCGAAGGCAGCTTTAACAGTCTACTAGACGGTGAAAATTTAGATTTCCTTTTTGAGTTAAAAGATTCTATGGATTCACTTTGGTGTATCAATGAATCAGACCTTAACGAAGTTGTAGATAGAGAGCAGCACGTAATATTTTTAGATGCTGTTCATAATGCTATTGGTCTAGTTTATGACGGTGGACAATTATATGAAGAGTACTATTATCACTTGGAGGATATGGCTAACGGATGTCAGCCCGAAAATTTAACAGACTAAGATATGGATGATAAAACAAAAGATGCTATTGATTATTTACTAGCATTAAAAAGCAGTCTCAGTCCTCAAGCTTGTATCTCGATTGAGATACTTGTTTTGAGTCTGATAGAGACCACAGAGGAATTAAAGACAATGAAATATACCTACACAACTAATTAAAAATATAGAGTTATGGAAGGTAAAAATAAGATTGCTCTGATTGACGTTGATATATTATTATTCTTTGCTTCTTATGACATTGAAGAGCTGTATGTAGCAAAGACAATTCTAGTTAATAAAATCAGCTCTATTCTAGAGAAGACCAATGCTACACAATACGAGCTATTTGTAGGAGGGTATAATAACTTCCGATATTTAATAGATGATAACTACAAAGCAAATCGGAAAGGAAATGAGAAACCGTTTCTGTTTGAAGATTTAAAAGCTCTAGCAATTACAGAGTTGGATAGCTTTATTTCAAACGGATTAGAAACTGATGATTCAATTGTAGCTACAGCTAAATACATAAAAGAGAATACTGATTCAGTACCGATTATATGTAGCATAGATAAAGACTTTTTAACTAAGGAAGGGTTTGTTTATAGTTGGGCAAGAAAGAATGTCAGCGACAAGATGACATATACTGACAAAACTACAGCAGACTTTAACTTCGCTGTACAGATGTTAGTTGGAGACCGAGCTGATAATATCCTTGTCTGTAGTGGCATAGGAGTTAAAACAGCAGAAAAGATGCTGAGGAATAAATCTAACTTCCTTATGATATTAACTATCGTGAGGACTTACAAACGTTTTTATGGTTCTGATTGGAAGGTAAAAATGATTGATACTTACCGTTTACTTTATCTAGTAGACGATTACAATAGAGTGCGAGTACCTAAAAAATTTAAACTAAACATATAAAAATAAATATTATGATTAAAGTAACAAAAGAAAGAATGACAGATGATAACACAGAGTTTATCAAAGTTGAAAATGGCGACGAAATGGCAGTATTCTTTGAAGGAGATTACCATTGCTTTTATAACCACCTAATGAATGTTGGTGTCGATAAAGCAACTGCAATGACTCTACGTGAAACCTATAAACAAGTTTTAAAGTAATGATAGATACTTTAGATAAAACAATTGGCAGATACAAAAATACCTTTGACACTAAAGTTGATGAGGTGTTAACGTTAAATGACTATTTCTACAACATAAAGAATTCAAGTTGTAGGGAGGTAACCAAATATAGATACGCAATTAAGGTATACGGTAAGAACAGCGCTGAGGCGAGGGAGCTAAAGCTAAAGATTCCTGCAGTAACTACAAGTGGTGTATTTAGAACAAGGAAAGACCACGACCTAGCAACAGAGTTTACTAGAGTCATAGTACTTGACCTTGATGCACAGGACAATGTTGGTCTCGACCTAGATGAGACAGCAATTGATTTACAGAAGATACCGTCTACTTTAGCTATTCACCGCTCTTGTTCGGGATTGGGGTTAGCGGTTTATGTTTTGGTTGACGAATGGAAATCAAACACATATCAGTATGTACGTTCATCATATGAAATGCAGACAAACGCTAATTTTGATAAGGCAACGTCTAATTTGTCTAGATTACGATACTTATCTAATGACCCCAATATCTACGTTGACCCTGATGCCTTTGAGCTTATGATTCCAAAAGGAAGAAAGGTAGAACCTAAAATTTATAAGTCTAAAGCAAGTGATATTACTGAGGATTCAAAAACGAACGGTTTATTGAAATGGTGGCGTCAGAAATACTCAATGCAATCGGGTTCGCGTAACCATAACTCATATGTTCTGGCTAGAACTTTCAATTCTTACGGTGTTGATAAGAACGTATGTCAAGCGATATTGTTGGGATATGAAGCTTCAGACTTTACCTCAACAGAGATATTAGGCATCATAGAATCAGCGTATAGCAACATCGCAGATTTTAATTCATTACAATGGAAATAACTAAACTAAAAAAAGAAAAGGAGAATAATATGAATATTAAAATACTAACAAAAGATTCGCTATACATTACAATAAATAATACTACTTACTACATAGATGACTCAACCAATGAGCAAATAATGGATAAGTGGAATAATGATAAACTAAAAAAAGAAGGAGAATAATATGAATTTTGACGTAAGAAATTTAACAGACACACAGCTAGAGGTGATTGCCGAGCTATCATTAGACTTTCCTGATGACGATGTGCAGCTAATAGAAAGGGTTAATAATGATTCCGATTCCGTAGAGTATAGTACTTACGGATATACAACATCGTATATGGTCTCAGTAGCCACTGAATTATTTACACTGCATTTGTCACAATGGCAGGGAGTGTCAGTAATGTCAGTTGATGAAGAAGGTTATATGGACTTCCAACCTACTAGCAATCAATTTAGTATAGTGGATTATATAAGAAATGTTGAGAAAAATATTTAAAACTGATGAGTTTGGCACGATATTTGTATAGTGCTAACAATAGCAAAAAGAAAGGTAATATATGACAGAAATTTAAAAACATATAAAGAAATGAGCAACTTTATTAGGCAAGGTCAACGCAAGACGACCATAAACAAAAAGAAGCTAGGTGACATATTGAAACCTAGTCACGATGGCAAATCATTTAGCTTGTTAGCTACGGGTAGAGAGTTAGGAATATTGGACGAGGGTATCTTTGATATGTTTGGACAATTCGTAGCTGAAACCTTTACTGATGAGAAGGGATGGGAAGCCGTTAGTCACGAACACCACACACTTTTTAAACAAAAAGATAGTGATTCTAAAGAAGCTTTCCTTAGACCTATTGGTCACAATTTTGATGATGGAGGTGAAGCGAATGTATGGGACGTAGTCCTTAACGATGTTATGAAAGATTTATTCATTAATTACATTGAATTAAGACGATTATTTTTAACTAATAGTAAAAACATTTAATAAGATGGCAAAACGTAAAAAGAAGTTTAATCCGTTGACTCAGCCAACTGAGTCTAGGCAGTTTATGAACTCTAAAGGCTACGTGGTAACCGTTGTAAGAGGAGAAGACTCTGCAAGTGGTTCATATTATTTACCACGTTACTTAACAGGACGTGATTGGAGGCTATGGATGAGTGAGATGAAGGATGAAGTTGATACATTCCTAAACTTTAAAGAGTTTGGTGATGTTAATCATCCAGAGTATTTTGCTCCTGTAGAAGTGCCTACGGAAGATAAGTAAATCACGATTAAGATTACGATTATAAATATTAGGCAATAATGCCAATAACGATTACAAAAAGAAAGTATATTATTATGAGTAAAGACAAAGTATTTACAGGATTCGCGAAAGAGAAAGAATTAAAATTTGGTATTATAACTGAGTTAAGTTGGACTCGCGAACAGTACGATGAAATGGGTAAGTATTTCAATGAAAAGGGTTACCTTAATGTAGACTTATTGAAAGCAGCATCAGGGCAACCTTATATGCAGATTAACACATACGGTGTTACAGGCGGTGGTGCAGCAGCACCTATCGTTCAGCCCTCTCAAGAGAAGGATAACGCTTTACCTTTTTAATGTGAAGTATTAAACGAGACAGAGTGCAGGGGGGTGAGATTCCCTCTGCTTTTTTAAATTAATAACGATAAAAAAAAGAAAGTATATGAGTAATACAAAAGTTTTAAAGAAGTTGGCAGCAGCCAAGCAAATAATTAGAAACACAACAGTTAAAAAGAGAGGTAAGAATACATTCTCAAATTATGAGTATTTCCTTCCTTCACAGATAACAGAGCTAGTGCAGGACGCTTGTTCAAAGAATGGCCTAGTAACTATGTTCAATACACAACGTGATGCAAACAGAGATATCTTCGCATCTCTTACGGTATCTGATATAGATAGTGGAGAATCAGTTACATTCAATCAAGTAACAGCTATACCCGAGATTAAAGCTACAAACCTAGCACAACAGCTTGGTGGACTTAATACATACTCGAGTCGTTACCTTATGATGTTTGCATTCGATATTACTGAGGATGGGCTTGATTTTGATTCAACAGCAAACACTAAGGCACAATCACAAGCTCCTCCAAAGAAGAGAGCAGCTAGTAAGCCTGAGTTAACTGAGGCACATCCAAAATGGGCTGATATAATCAAATTTGTAAAGGCAGGAGGAACACTAAATGACATCACTACTAAGTATATCGTTTCTTCTGACATTCAAGTAAAACTAGGACTCTAGAAATATGGGGACAAACAAAGTAATACATCCCATTAACGAAGAGATTCGAGCTAACTTGTTAAGCTTAAGAAGTGACGGATTAAAGAAAGGTAAGTGGTCAGGTTTTGCCGAACTGTATGAGCATTACACAGTAAAGGAAGGTGGTACAACATATTTCATTGCACCGCCTGCCGTTGGCAAGACCGCCATCACCTACGAGTTAACTATGAATTTAGCGGAGTATGAAGGTTGCAAGGTAGCAATCTTCACGCCCGAAACGGGTTCACCTGTAGACGTTTACAACGAATTGTTGTGGGCTAAACTACGTGAGCCATTCCTAAAGCATAACGGAGGAAGTAAAACAGAGAAAGAAGTAAATGACGCGATTGATTGGGTTGCTGAACATTTCTTTGTAATAGACCCTATGCATTTAGACTTAACTGCAAACTCTTATTTCAAAGCTATAATTGATTTGGAAGAAGAAAGAGGCATCAAGATAGATATAGCAGTTATTGACCCAATGACAGAATTGGACATATACGGTGAAGGTGCTAGAGATTTAGCACTTGGTAATTTTCTAACACGAGTTAGGAGATTTTCATCTATGTATAAAATTCATACTATGATTGCATTCCATACTAAAGCTATTCAGTTAGTTGAGGGAACAGATGTTAATGGACAGAAAGTACGTTTCTATCCTCCACCACAAATGAGCGATATAGCAGGTGGTGAAATGGCAAGTCGTAAGGGACTATTTATATTAGGACTTTGGAGGCCGCCACTGAATGTTATTGATGTAGATACAGGCTTACCGTACAAAGCCAATGAGACTCGAATAGAGATTCTGAAAGCTAAGCCCAAAGCTTTGGGTAAGGTTGGTAAGGTTAGTTTACATTATGATGTTTATTCAAGTAGATATTATCAACTTGGTGACGGTGACAAACCAATATGGTCATCACCTAAGCCTTATCATATGGAGGACAAGTAATATGAAATATAATGAAGAGTTATTAAGATTCTTATTAATGTTTCAGTATGGAGCTGACGACATCTTCTTCCACAGTTATAAAGATGATGCACTTTTAAGTGTTATTAACTATGTAACATTTCAAGTGGGAGACGTTGTTAAGCACCTAACAATAATTGACAGAGATACACCTTTAACCGATACCTTTGATATTCAAGGTAGTCAGCTTAGAGGAAGAGACTCCGCAGTTGTTTGGACTCCTGAAGCAATAATAATATTTAATGTAAAACGTATTGCTGAAGAGATTCACGCATACAGAGATAACAACGGTGCTGAAGCTAGTATTCCTGTGAGTGCAGTAGAGCATCTATTTACTAAAATTGAGTTTAATAAATACGAAGATGAATGAAGATGAATTTAATGAAAATTTTGAATTAAGTGTTAGGCTTGGCTCGGTAACAGAGGAGTTTGGTAGAAACCTACTTTCACTAACTGAGAATACTTGCAGGGCGAGGTTGATAGGAGTTCCAGATTGGAAAATTGATATTGTTATATCAGATGGTACTATGAAGTGCCTAGAATTATTTGACGGTATTAATTACAAACTAAGAAATCCCATAGACTTCTTCCATACAGCTATTGACAATCTTACACTAAACTTTCTTAGGCAAACTTATGTGGAGTGTACTCAGGACGCATTCGGATGCAGTCTAGTTATAAATAAAAACAATGGCAAGGCACGAGGGAAGACCTTAGTAGCCAAACAAATAAATGACAATAATGAATTTAATTACTAGAGCAACATTAATTATAGGGTTGGGAATGATACTATTTGGAGCTGTATTATCTCATTTCTTTATAGGTAGCAACGCTTCAAGATACTATTATACAAAAATACGAAATAAGATATGGGTAAGTCAATAAGATTTATAGGAATGTTCATACTACTCATCTCTGTAGCTGTATCAATGTTATTTATGGTTACAGTATTGGTTATAGTAGATTTAATAGAATTAATATTAAGCTTATTTAAAAAGAAAGAAAAAACAGATGAATAGTCAAAAACAAATTAAGTTTATGGGGTATATTGATAAGGCCATAAACAATAAGCTCACAAAGAGTGTAAGTATATGTAGCTTTTATTTGATATGCCCGAAAAACGGACAGCCAACAAACATTACATATAACAGTAGACGTGTTGGTTTAATCGAGAACGGTAAGATTATTCTAGATGAATTTAATCCTACTACTTGGAAGGGTTATGAATTTAAGTATGAGTTTCTAGTTGAACTCGAAGCTAAATACAACCCTCCAGTTAAAAAAAGAAGGTATGTCAAAAGCAAAAGCACGAAAGCCTAAGCGTAAAGGTGGTAATATTATCAATGCCAGAAAGAAAGGTATAGGTTATGAACTTGATATTATCAAGAAGTTAAAGCCCATCTATCCTAACGCAGTTAGCAGTAGGAGTGAGAGCAAAAGTCTTGATGATAGAAAAGTAGATATATGCTATACGGGGATGTGGAGGGTGCAATGTAAGGCTGTTGAGGCTTTAGGCTCTTCACACCAAACACTTGCAGAGATGGAGAAAGCTAAACTTAACTTTGAAGAAGGTATAAGTGTAGTGTTCCATAAGCGCAACAATAAAGGTACAGTTGTATCTTTACAATTAGATGATTTTATGAACATAATAAAAACTATAGACTATGGCAAATTACAAAGTATCTCCAGCAAAGGAGAAAAATAATGGTAAGTGGACTGCAACATTAACATATGAATTACCTGATGTTGAAGGATGCGTTTCATCCTATGATGTTGTTCTTGAAGAGGATTCAGAACAAGACTTAGGTCAAGCAATAACTCGATTAATAATAAGCGTAACAAATAACATATAATATGAAAGGGTTTAACAAAAAGAGAGCAATAGAAGTTTCTGAGTCGGTTAACGATATAGGAATGGAAAATACTATGAGAGAGTATGACTTAACGTACTCTACAGTTGAAAGGTACATTAGATTTGCTAGGGAGAAAGTGTATAGGACTGGTGAGCCAAGAATATTGGTTATGGATATTGAGTGCCTACCTATAGTAGCTACAACTTGGAATGTATGGAATGCCAACATTGCACCAGTCAACATAATAAATGATTGGACAATGCTAAGTTTTTCTTATAAATGGCTAGGTGATAAGGATGTTCACAACTTCATACTAACGCCTAAACAAGCTAAGAATAGGGACGACAAACAAATGGTTATTGATATTCATAAGCTGTTTAATGAGGCTGACATAATTATTGGGTACAACTCCATTAAATTTGACGAGAAGAAAATGAATAGTAAATTCCTTGAGTTTGGTTTAGCAAAACCATCTCCGTATCAGTCAATAGATTTGTACAGAACTGTAAAAAAGAACTTTGCTAATACATATAATAAAATGGATTGGACAAATAAGATTCTTGGTTTAGATAGAAAGCTTGAGCATACTGGTATGAAGCTATGGATGGATTGCCACGCAGGTAATAAGGAAGCATTGGATATTATGGCTGAATACAATGATGTTGACGTTCTTATTACTGAGCAGTTATACTTTGCTATTAGGGGTTGGATTAAGGGTCATCCAAATATGGCATTGTTTCAAGAAACCAGTAACAACGTTTGTCATAAGTGTGGAAGTCACGACATTGTATTGTCTAAAGAGAAACACCGTACAGCAGCAAGTACATTCGATTTATATGAGTGTAATAGTTGTGGTGGATACTCAAGAGCGAAGAGTCGTAGTCACACAACTGAACTAAGGCCTTATTAATGTCTAACGAAAGAAGACCGATTTGGTGTTTCAATATTATCCTTACTATTGAGTCAGGCAGAACTTATTATAACGCTAGTACTTGGTATATTACACCTAACGTAGATTCACCTGAAGAACTCCAAGCTTTAATTCGGAGTTCTCAGGAGGAATACGAACAGCTACTCTTTATAGCATTCAAGAAGCGTAGAGAAGCTGTGCTGAAGTCAAAGGTTAAAAAAGAAGATGTGGTAATAGAAATTAAGAGTTTTAAACAAGTAGGACATACAAATGGGAAGAGTTGATATTAGGAAGTTAATAAGTACTATTCAATTAGTACTGTCGAAGAAACACACCGAGTGGTTATCTGTAGGTGATGTTAAGATTACTAAAAGTGTTAAAGGCAGGAAAGATGTCTTATACATTACGCCTGATGTTAGAATTAAATTAGCATCAATTAGATTCAACTATATAAAGGTTGTTGATTACACAGATGAAATTAATAAAAACTGTCATAAAGTTTACGATACATTATGTGAGATTGAGGATAGACATTTAAATGGACGGTAAGGGTATTTTAAAGCCCTCTAAGAGACTTTCTTTTAAGAAAGATGATAGTAGTTAATATTAATATAAAACACGTTAAAACGAAAGATATGAATTATAAGATAGATAAAGGAGACCATTACTCAAAGTTTAACTTTGGTAAATTACAGCCATTCGCTAGTGAGTGGAGGGGTACGTTTGAAATAAATAGTAACTGGTGGTATGAAGGAGATGCCATAGAATATTCAGGTTGGAATAAGCTAGGTGGTGTAGCAGAGTTCTTCACAATACACAGAAACTCTGCACGATTAGTTTTTCAGCCTGATGAACAACATAATAAATTTGTTATGGCTGGATATGTATATAGCAAAGGTGTTAGGTCTGAAATAATAATACCAATACATATAGATGCAGACAGAGAATACCAAGCAGAAGTTAAGTGGAATAAAGAGCTAGAGCTGTGGGATTTTTGGATTAAGCCTACTGACTCACCTGATAGTTTTGGATGGATGATGCAGGGTACTAAGCCAAAAGGGTTAACGAGGAAATGCTACCCTTATTTTGGCGGAAGGAGTACAGCACCCAATAATGTTTCAGCTAAAGTAAAATATTAATTATGAGGATAGTCGAGATAATATTAGAATGCAGGTCTTGCAATAAAGACTTTAGGTATAATGCGAGCAGCAGGCCTCAGTTATCATACAACAAAGATACTGAGACCTTATTCTACTCCAAAACAGAAGACAACTTTAAATGTGAATACTGTGGAGATACGAACGCCCATCTTAAAACAACATAGCTTAATATGAAAAAAACTATTGAACATAAGATATGGTTTGAGTGTGACTACTGCCATAAAAAGAGCAGGGATTATGAATTTATATCAACATCAGACGATGATAGCGTTGTAAGTTGTCCAGTCTGTAATAAACAGAATAAACTATGAGATACGAAAGAGAGTTGTTTACATACATAAAGGATAATTATATTCCTGATTTAGTTAAGCCTACGGATAAGTATTCATCATTTGATGCATACTCACCTAAGCACAACACAGTATTTGAATTGAAATGTAGAAGAATGCATTACCCTACATTGATATTAGAGGAGATGAAGTACAGTAAACTTGCTAGTCTAGGATGTAATGTTAGATATGTAAACTCCACACCGAAAGGTGTGTTCTCCTTCAATCTTATGAAGTTGGACTATGATTGGGTTGATATGAAGATGCCTAAACAAACTGACTTTAGTAATACTACTAAAGTAAGTAAAAAGATAGCTTACTTAAATATTAACGATTCAACAAAAATATAATAATATGAAAAGAATGAATAATATAATAATGCTATCCATTATAACGATAGCTATGACTTTAATCTTGTCGAGTTGTAACAAAACAAATGAACTTGACCCCTGTTATGTTATAGAACAGGAAATAGAAAGACAGGTAGATTTGATAGATAGAATGATGGTATTATACCTTAACCCTACTACTACAGACCCTGAGATTTGGGGACAACTTAGAGTTAGGCTGATGGAAGCTAGGGTTAAACTTAGTGATTTGAAAGAAGAAAGGTCAGAAATCTGTGGATAATCAAGTAGGAGGAAATCATTACAGCAAGTATAAGATACAAGTTGTAGACATTATAGACGACCATAACCTTAATTTTTATGAGGGAAACGCACTAAAATATCTGCTTCGTTATAAGGACAAAAACGGAGTGCAAGATTTACAGAAATTAGAACATTATGTACAAATGATAATTAAAAGATTTGAATCAGATGAGTGAACAACAAGGTAAATTTTATGAATTG